GTTAGTGCCGACAACGGTACGACCTGCGGAACTCATGGTAGTGCCAGAAGACACAACAGCCACTTTGAAAAGTGCTTGCTGGTCATCAACCACATACGCATAAGCGGGGTTGGTCGAGGTGCTGATGGAAGCAGGCAAATACTGACCTTCAACGGTTTGACCGCTGGAGTTCACATATGAACCGCCGACACACACGCCGACAATTGCACCAGAGTTGGTGGTGGTTGAGAGAACCAGATAGCCGGTGCTGTCAATTTGAACCGTATCTCCAAAGAAGATGGCGGTTGCAAAAGAAGCGGCAACGGGAATCTGTCGGAAAGCACCAGCGTAAGGCTTGCCGTCAATTGAATTGACAGGCTTTAGACCATACGGGGCCGAGACAGTGGGGTAAGCCATGTTGGACTCCAAAAAAGTTTAAATACTCTTACCGATAGTGACCTTGGAGCTACGTTCTTTGAACATGGGCATCCGAGGATCGCTATCACGCATGTAGTTGTTGTCCACGGATTGCATCTGAGTATCAGCCACTTGCTGGTAATACTCATCACGCTGAACCGTAAACTCAACCGGGGTTTTGCAAAGCAACAATCCACCGACCTCAATACCGTCAGGAAAGCGCCCGTTAGGGTTGCTGACCAAGCGGAGTTTTGGCTGGGAGACGGCCTTTACAGGTTCCCATCCCTCACGGAGCTTTGAAGAAATATTCGTGGGATCAGGGTTGTTTAAGGTGCTCAGACGGATCCAGCGGAAGGCATAGCCATCTTCTGGTTCGGGATCAGGCAACAGAGTAGGCGGCATCCAACGCTTGGGACGCATATCTGCTTCACGACTTTCAAGGGCACGCTTTTCACGTTTCTGCTCATCCATTTGTACTTCTCCTAATTTCCAGAACCTTACGAGCATAGAGTTCCAAAGGAATTCCAAGCCGCTTGGCGATGTTGACCTCAGAGGCCGTCAGTGTGATCTTTTTGGGAGCAGTACTGCGACTTGCCGAAGCAACTACATTTGACTTTGGGCGGCGATTCGCATCACCGGGTTCCGCAGACTCAAACTTATCTGGGAACACTTGGCGCAACCTACCGTTTAAACGCTGGTAGTATTCGTCACTCTTTGGGTCTACACCGTCCTCGTTGATGAGCTTGTTATGCACTGCTAGTGCAAAGCCCGTCATCTCAGTATCTGGCCCAAACCAAGGGTTGGCACGCTGCCAATCTTCGGCCTTGTGGTCAGGCGGTGGAGCACTTGGACTCGTTTGTACAACATTTTCCTGGGCCTGTAAAGGCTTCGGCTTAAAATTGTTTACACGATCTGCCTTGATTTTGGCATTGGTAAGCTCTTCTTGGGCATCGACCAGGGCTTCTGAGTCTCCGTCCTCGTAGGCTTTCTTGTATTTGGCTTTTGCCTGATCAATTTCCTGGGCAATTGTTCGCTTTACTTGGTCAAGCATGAGGTTCTGATTGGAGTCAACCGTGCCTTTAAGGCGTTGATTTTCTTCATAAACCTGCTGTGCAATGCGAATGGCCTCCTCTTTTTCACGCAGAGCGGTTTCTTTTGCCCTGCGCTCATCGTGGTAAGCCTTGTGGAATTCACGGGTTTTGGTTCGATCCCGTTTGGAATACGTTGCCAATTCCTCGTCTGTAGGTTCTTCGGGCGGGGTTTTCATTGGCTCCCGGCCACGATCTTCCTCTGGGGTATCGTCAATTACCTCAATTTCCGGTTCATCGGACTCAGGCTCAACGATCTTGCCCCCAGCTTTGGATTGTTTTTCTTCCACCTCATGTGGAAACTCAAACTCAGTTTTTTCAATTTCAGCCATGTTTTCCCCTACGCACGGGTTATTCCACGGGGATCTTGGACAACACCTTCGACAGAGTCATCGTTGATCAACCGGAATTCTTTGCCATGAATCTTGATCCGTGTCCCGGTATTGGGACGGACAAGAACGAAATCTCCCACCTTGCACGAAGGCCCGGACGGGAAACGCTTGGTGTCCTTAAAAGCATCAGGCCCCATCTTCACCACGAAGAGTACCGGCGACAGTACTTCCTCAAAATGTATGGTTTGCCCAGCTTTAACCAGACCGCTTTCATACTCCTCTTCAATGTCCGGGAGGACACACAGAAGGTAGAACGTAGCTGGATCAGGCACTTGTTTGGCCTTCTCCTCTGCCGTGGTATTCAAAATACCCGACAGATCTATAGCCGCAACATCAAATTCACTCATCGTCAAAGTTCTCCATTTTTTTCGCAAGGTCGGAGATTAAAGATTGTGCAAACACCAGACCCCGAATGTTGCCGCACATTTCCCGGTAGGCGGCGTAGTCTTGCGCTGCGCCACCACCCAGACTCTCAAGCAGGTTCGCTTCCCGCTCTTTAAGTTCTTTGATGAGGTAATTGATTGCTTGATCTAGCATCATTGATTCCGTTTAAATATGTCCACTTGAACTTTCTGGTTGGCCTGCTTCTCCTGCGAAGCAATCCGGGCCATGTCCATTTCCTTCTGGTTCGCAATTCGCTGCGACTCAATGTTTAAACGGGCCTGGGCCAACTGGGCATCAGACTGATACTTCTGCGCTTTTGCCTGGGCATCCATCTGCTTGATTTGCAGTTCCTGCTGTTGCATTTGAACCATAGGATCCTGTGCCTGTTGCTGGGCCTGGGCCTGTTGTGCCTGGGCTTGATTTGCCTGGAGGAGTTGCTTCGCACCATCGGCCACCAAACGGGACACTTGAACTTCGATGTCCTCTGGCAGTTTCTGGTCAGGGGGAGGCAATGGCACTCCGATCTGCTCTTCGATCTTTCTTCGATACTGGAACGCCAGATGCTCTGCAATGTGGGACATTGCCGCCGCCTGGATCTTCTGGGCCATCGGGTTTTGTCCGATAGTCTGGGCGATCATTGGATCCTGCATGAAGGATGTGTGGGCGGCGATGTGGGCATCGTGGTCTTGGTAGATGAATGCCTGGGTTGGCTTTCCGTTGAGGAAGGCCATGTTCTCGCTGACAGGATCCCGTGGTGTTTGGTCATCGTCCACTGGAACCAGCTTTTCTGCGTTCTGAATCCCCAGAACCTCAATCATCTGGCGGTGCAGATTGGGCAGGTTATATATCTGCGGGGCCTGGGCGGCCAACTGAATCACCGCCTGATACTGCATGATCCGCTGGGCCATCGTGCTGGAGTTCGGGTCACTGACCGGAATCACCTCAACGATGTCATAGTCAGACTGCTTTGCCTTGGGGTTCCCGCCATGGGGCATGTACTCATACTCACTGGGCGCATAGTCCCGGATGATTCCTTTGAGCAGTTTGAATTCCTGCTTCATGGAGTAATGGACACGGGCCTGAACGGCCCCCATGGTCTTTAAGGTTCTTTCCAGAATTGCCAGGGTTGTCCCTACGGGGGCCTGGGAACTCATGTCACTGATCTTCATGTCAGAGATAGAACCCAATCTGCGTCCCTCTTCTGTGATCTGATTGAGCAGGGTCAGGAGGGTTGCGCTGGGTTCCTTATAGGGGAGCGCCATGACGTTGTCTTTGATCGCTCCACTGGGAACGTCCACATCCCGGAATTCACCTGGAGCGATTGGCGTATCGTCACCCTTGATTCGCATGCCACGGGACTTCAATCCACCGGGCAGATTGGACAGGGTTCCAGCATCTACCAACTGGCGAATCAGAGAAGTACCTGCACGGGCATAACCGCCGATCACATGGATCAGTCCCATCCCGTAGAAACCAAACCCTGGGATATAACAGTAATCCACGAAATGCTGGCGCTTGGCTTTGTGGTCATCGTCTTCCAGCCAGTTGCGGTAGATTGCCAGGACATCCCCGGTTCCCCGGTCGATGGTCACCACATAGGGCAGGGCAATGCCGGTAGGTTCCCCGTCTTTATCCACATCCTCAAACCCCTCAATGTCCAGGTCTGTGTGGATCTCAAGGATCTGGTAGCGGTTGTCATCGGAAGCCTTATAGCCTTGCTGTTCGGCTTTCTTCTTCTCAATGTCCGTCATTATGTTGACGGGGTCGCCCAGGTCTATATCCCGGTAAAACCCGCTGACCTGGAGCTTCTTGATCTCATTCTTGGTCTTACGCATCACATGGGTGACCCGTTCTGCGTTGTTTAAATTCGATGCCCCGTAAGGCACGATAACGTCCTCTGCCGGGATATACAGGGCTACCTGCCGTCCCATGGCCGGGTCGTAGTAGACCTTTTTAAACGCAGAACCTGAAAGCCCCAGGGAGTAGAGCATCCGCTCATGTTCCGGGCGGTACTCAGGCATTTCTTCCGTCAGCTTGAAGTTCATGTCATCCCGGACACGTTGGGCTGCGTCTTCCTTCATCTTGTCAATTGCACCAATGATCTCGGTCTTTACCGGGCCTTGGGCTGGGAAGGTTTCCATGATGGACTCAGCCTGAAACTTGATGGCCGCTTCTGTCAGGATGGTTGAGAAAACCCCACATGCCCCGTTCCATGGCTGCGTTCTTTCTTCATAGTTCATGCCCAGAACTTCCAGGCCCTTGACAAAGGTTTCTGCCCAATCCTTGCGTGAGGATATGTCAGCGTCCACTAACTCCATGAGGTCAGATGAAATGGCGGCAAGCTCACCTTCGTCCAGTATTTCTGCGAGGTTTGAATCAAAGTCCCCGCCGTAATCATTCTCTGGCTCCAGGGTGATCTCGACATCCCCGGTGTTAATCGTTACAGACTCCGGGTCTTCAATCTCAATACTCACGCCTTGATCCATACCTGTTGGGGCAGGGTAAAGTGCTTTATCAATAGACATAATGATCCTTAGTAATACTCCGCTTTCCTGCGATAAATGGGTTCATCTGGCTCATCAGATTCGATGGAAATAAACCCGCCTTGGCGAAACCGCATCAAAGCTTGGCTACTTGAGTCCACAAGGTCATCGTTGTCGCCGTTGGGGAACGAAGCCATTTCTTCCACGACTTCCTCTGCCCATCGGTGATCTGGACACCAAACCATCCCGGACGCAAACAGGTCAGCAATAGCGTTTACACGGGCGATCTTATCGTTTCCTTTGCCCGGTGTATATTCCGACACCGGAATTCCTGTCCTACGCATCTCATAGATCAAGGGAGCGCCTGCCGCCCTCTTCTCTACGATCAATGTGTCTGGGTTCCATTCCTGATACATCTCATACGCCTTCTTCTTTAGCTCCGGGAACTCAAGACGTTGTTTAAACGCATCCAGAAGGATGATATTCGGACGTAAGTTGCCCTTTCCATCGGAATGATCAAAGATTCCCCAGGTGGTACAGGCTGAATAGTCGGCCCTGTTGTTGGTTTCAAAGGCCGTATCCCAGGATTGGATGATGTAATCACAAGGGGGAGGGTCTTCTTTCTCCCAAAGCCGCCACATATCCCGCTTTATGATGGCCCCTTCCTCTGATGTGGGGTTTTGTTGGTACTGGGCCTCCCATTTGGACACTGGAAGTTCAGCTTTTAGGGCCTCAAGCTCTTCTTTCTTCCAAAATGCAGGCCATAACGGGGTTCCTGAGGGCAAAATTGCGGGGAAATCAATCACTTCCCACTCATTTACCCCATCTTTTTCCGAATTCTTAAGGATCTGGCCCGTCAAATCCCTCTTTGACCACCTTGTCATCACAATGATGATGGCCCCACCCGGCTGTAAACGCTGTCGAGGGCCTGATGTGTACCACTCATACACATTGTCAAACACCGCAGGGTTGCCCTGCTTGGCCTCCTGCTCCGAATGCGGGTCATCAATGATCAATACATCTGCGCCTTTTCCGGTAACGGCTCCCCCGACACCGATGGCGAAGTAGTCACCTCCCTTGTCCGTGTTCCAACGGCCAGCGGCCTTTGAATCTGAAGACAACTGCGTATTGAATATCTTCCTGTAATCCTCCGACTGCACCAAATTCCGGACTTTACGGCCAAACCCCACGGCCAACTCGGCAGTGTGGGCGGTCTGGATGATCTTCTTCTCCGGGTGCTTGCCCAAAAACCAAGCTGGAAGCAGGTAGGAGGCAAACTCTGACTTGGTATGCCTGGGAGGCATATTGATGATCAGACGTTTCAAATCCCCATTGACAACACGCTCAAAGGCATTTGCCATGATCTGGTGGTGCTTACCCGAAATAAACACCGGCCACATCTGCTGGACAAAGAACAGGTAAGACTCCCTGCACCGCTCAATCCTGTCCATCTCCAGTAGGGCAAAGATCTTCTTGCGTTCCGCATCAGGAACCCTGTCCACCATCTGGATATACCCATCCACTTCCTTACGGGTTAGGAGACTCATAGGGAAAGAATCTTCTCAACAGATTTATCAACCAAACGGACACCGTAAAACTTTCTGGGCTTGACAGTGATGAAACCATCGGACTTCAGCCTGTGGACAATCCTGTGGATATTGGAACGGGACTTCAACCCAAGCCCACGGGCTATCACATCGTAGCTCGGTGGGATGCCGTGTAAACGCACATAGGCCCGGATGAAGTCCAGGACAAGCTTTCTGCGTTCGGTTACAAGTTCCATGGCCGAAGTTTAAACGAGAACAAGTGTTCGTGCAAGCACTCACTCACATATATATACCCCCCCGTTTTAAAACAGGTACTTCAGATATGGTTTCTCATATTGATGGGGGTGGGTGGGGAATGCGAACAATTGTTGGGGGATGGGGAGGGTATGAGTGGAATACAGTGTAGAGCGCAGGCGGGTGGTCGCTGGCCTACAGGGGGTGCTGGAGTACCGTACCCTCGCCGTCCTGCCCATCGTCAACCGCCACCGGCACACGCAACCGCTTGATGACCGTGTCTTGCGCTCCGATACCAGTGCTCCGCTCTAGCAGTCTTATGTGCGCTTGCAGTTCCCGTTTGAGTTGATCAGCGCTCACGGGTGCATCGCCTTCACTGACCATTGGTGTAAACAAGCCACAAGCTTTGCCCATCAATTCCAATGCTCTGAGTTGCGTTCCAGGTTGATTGCTTTTACTAAGTGCCAACAACTGCTTGAGCACATACCGCTTTGATGCGGCGGCATCATCTGCCAGATGTTCAATGGTTTCGCTCCATGCCTCTTCCAGTACCTTTGCGATCCTGGGATCACGCATCAGCTTGTTGGCATTTGCGCTGACGGTTGCGTCACCTGCATTGGTGTTGTATGCCGCCCGGTAAGCCGCTTTGAGTGTTTTCCCCTCTATGACTCCCTGACAGAATGCTCTTTGGAGGGCCGTGAGCGGTTGGTATTTTTTCCATTCACTCCCCACAGGTTTCCCGTCCTTGCGTGTCCTTGGTCTATCTGCGACATGCGCCATCCGTTCCGCTTCGCTTTCAAAGTCCCCCGGCTCATCCTGATCAACTTGATCATCATCCCGCATCGCATCGTCCAGCGCCGCCCTGTACTCATCCGCACTCAACTTGCCTATGTTAGCCATTGCTCACATCCTTGTATCTGTGGTTATTCCCATACTGGACAAACACCCAGCATTGTTCGCATCTTATCCACAGGTTGTTCATTTGTCCACAATTTCATCAACAACCTTACCCACAAGCCTATCCACAT